AGCGGGGCCACTTCTTACAGTACCTGGGATTTTTACCATCTGACAGGTTAGTGCCTAACGTAGCTTCTTTCGCTTCTGGGAATTCCTTTACGGCAGCGGCCAAGATCTCATTACGAGTGTACTTGCCTTGCTCAACAAGTTTTGACATAAAGTCAATACGTGCTTGGGATTCACCGCGAGTACGTGTGTTCTTCTTAACCGTATTTTTCGTACGATTCTTCACAGCGTCCTTCTTTGACTTCGCAGGTACCAGCTTGTTGATGACTGCAAGGACGTCTTTGTCCTTAATAAGAGTCTTCAGAGCTGTGATAGTGGTTTCAATGAAGGAGTCAGTTTCCTGAATCTCAGCTGCGTTTTGCACGATGGCGGTAGCAATGTCTGCTTCATTCTGAGACTTGACAACTTTAATAGTTGGTGTTAGTCCCATCGTCACATTCATTTCTTTCGCAATAAGAACAAGATCATCACGATCAAGAACGACAGGCGGTTTCTTAACAGCCTTTTTCTTCTTGGAGGTCTTCTTCTTAGTAGAGGTGGTTTTCTTCTTTTTTACAACATCGTCTTCCGTCTTTTTAGACTTCTTTGTCTTCGCTTTGGTTGCCATTATAGCTTCCTTTTTATTGTTTTTTCTGTATATCCATTAGCGCGTTTACATAATAGTAAACGGCGTCGGCAGCTTCTACTTTAGCGCGTTTCTATAAAAATACTAATCAATATTTATCATTTTCTGAGTTTGTAGCGAAAGTTTCCACTCAGGATGTTGTTTGACGTAATCAATCGCAGGTTGGAAATTCTCACTGCATGGCTGGATGTATCGAGACATTGGGTTGCTTTGATCTACTAGTGGCCTCCAATACTCTGGATCGACTCCTTCTTCAAGGACTACTTTAATCTCATTAATCCGAGCCATCTTTATGTCATCGAGAGTTGAGTAACCAAACTTAGGTGACAGGGTGACAAAATCGATCCACCATGGTACATGTCCTGTTCCATTCGTTTCTATGCATTTGATGAGACTACCTTGTCCTACCATTTGATCATCTACCAATTGCAGAGTAGGCTCACCTCCTGTAAATACGAGGATAGGCATGCTGGGTTGTGCTTCAGTGGAAGCTAAAGGTCCTGCTGTGATGTTTATAAGCAACTCAGCAATCTCTTTGTTGATCTCTTTTGCAGTCATATGACGCTTAACTTTGAAGTCAGTATCACACCAAGCACATGCCAGATTACAACCTGCTAATCTAACGAAGACAGCTGGAGTACCTGCGTAGGCTCCTTCACCTTGTATGCTGTAGAATATTTCAGCAATTGCGTATGTTTTCTCAGTCATTATTTACCCTCTTCTTTGTTAAGATCAAACAGTTTCTTTCTGGGGACTAACTCATAATCCTTAACAATCACATCTATGATCTTATCAAGATCTTCAAATCGAACAGTGATAGCATTGGGACCATAGTCTGATATGTCATCAATCAATAGAGCTATTGTCCGACGGTCGATGTGCTTTTCATGTTCATCAGCATCTTTGAATTCATCGAATGTCTGTCCATCTTTTGTTCTGTATCTAATAATATGTTCTGGCATTAGCTATCCCCTTGCTCGCACTTGTCCCCATAATAAGGCTGCTCTGGTATGTAGTCTGCCCAGGAATTAGGTGTCTCGTACAATCTCACGCGTGTGATGTGTATACGTGGCGGTAGCTGTGGCTCTAATGCCTTGTAGCACCATTTGACGACGTTTTCTGCTGTAGGAATAAATGGGACTGTGATAAGTTTCCATGTAGGATCTGCTTTATCAAGAATAGCACCTAGCGGATCTTCTGAGTACACCATGAACCCATGGTCCAATTTATCATGGACATATGTCATCATAAGGTTTTTGATGTCGCCAAAATCAACAACCATACCCTCAGAGGATGAACCCTCTTCTTCATCAAGAGGACCTCCGATTGTGACTTCGAGGCGATACCGATGTCCGTGAGGGTTTCGGCATTTACTCTTGTGATTTGGAACTCTGTGTCCCATGTCAAACTCTACGATCTTAGTCGCTGTAATCATCATGATCCTCTTTAGGTGTGTGATAACTGTTAATGTTTATTTTCCCGATTGGAAGACACTGGAGCACTGTCACTTCTCCATTTGTATCTTTGTCACGTGAAAGTATTGGTGTTATGCGCATCTTCTGCTCCTGTTTTTCCTCAGGAGTTTGATTCAACGCTACGAAATGAGTGACATGAGCTAACTTGTTCTTACTTTCAGAAAAGTCTCCCATGCCTATATGTGATTTTTCATATGCTGAAGCAGCAGCTTGAGTGGCTGTGACCATTAAGCAGTCCCTTTCAAGCCCGATAGCACGTAGCTCACGCCATTGCTCATCAATGACATGTCTCTTATCCTTTGAACGCTGATGTGTGTCAGGACTTAACTCATCTGCATAGTCTATTACGACACAGTCCGGAACCCATCCATCTTCCTCTTCAAACTGGTCTAGCATATTCTTGAGATCTGTTACTGTGAAGTTAGTCACAGCTTTCATCCTAAATCGCTTTTGGCTCTTCTTTAGGATCTTTTTCGCTTTGGCTTTCACTTGCTCAGGGGATAGTGTTTTCCTCACCTCATCCATGTACGTCACATTAGGCTCAAACTCTGGGAGTCCTCTTGAAAGGCAGGCTAAACAACCGCGGCCTCTCTGTATTGTGAGCTCACATGTATTGTCTATCTGAGTCTGACAGGACAGCTCTGGGATGGGGACTGTGCAAGTTTCTAAGGGTATGCCCATCTTTCGTTGGATGATTCTTTTCCGTACTTGGTTTTCGCTCATGTCTGAGATAGATATGAAAATTGTGTTCTGTTTGTTGTACCAGGCTCGAGCAGCTACTTCAAGGAGCCACCAACTCTTACCTCTCTTTTCAACACCTGTCAATCCGACAAAGTTGGATCTGGCGAACATGTAGTTCATCTTCTTTCCAAGGCCACCTCGTAGATTCAGGATAGGTTTGTTGACAGTCTCACTCCAAGCAGCTTCTATCAAATCTGGGTTCCACACATCTTCAGCATCCCATTTCTGAGTCTGGATCCTTCTGTAGCTCGTGATGACTTCATCTAAATCATCTGGAGTAGCACCATCTTCTAGCAGGGTCTGGAGATTGTCCAGTAATCCTTGTGCTGCTTCTCTGCGAAAGAAGTCTTCTGCAATTAACCATCCTCTCTTCCATGACCAATTTTCCAACCTATCCAACTCATCTGTCAGACGCTCAATGAAGATTTCCATGTTCTCCGCAATGTCTTCGTCAAGATGTTCCTCTTCCTGTTTGAATTTTGTGAGGATCCATTCTTTGGGAGCTTCATCCGTCCGTTTGTGATACTCAATGCACCAGTCGAATAAGATCTGGATGTAGGGTATCTTTAATTTGCTCCTGTCATAAAATGGTTTTATGCTTTGAAGAAACTCTTCTGACACAACAGCATTGAGTGCCATGATGTCATAACGCCCTGTTTTCGATTTTTTCTTTCTCCGGATCCTAGCCACGATCTTTCTTTCTCCTTTTCTTTCGTCTAGCCTCTTGCTCTTTCTTTCGGGCTTTTATCTCATCCAAGGCTCTGGGATCTTGAACTCTGTCCTTGATTGGAATAAACTTTTTCTTGTCTGGGATTATATCTCTCCAGACTTGTTCTTTCAGATAACGATCTGGGTTTTTAAGATACTGACTACCTTCTTTCTTACACCAGTTTTTCTTGACATACCAACTGGTGTGTTTACGTACCATTTCAATTTCTATAGGTGTCAACTTTTTCCATAATTGGATACAATTTTGTTTATTGATTTTTTTGTTATAAGACTTCCACCACTGGATAAATGATTTACTAAGTTCTGGTTGTTTAGAACTGGATATAACTTTTTTGTTTTTTTTATCTAGTTTTTTTTCTTTTTTGATACCACTCGAGATACGACTAGTATCGAGAGTGCTAGTAAGAACACGTGTACACGAGGAAAACGCACTTTTTGCGCTTTGGCTTCTGCTGCATAACGCACTATCTGCGTTTTGCGAAATATTACTAAGTGAGTATACTAAGTACCCGGATTGGAGCTTCTTTACTTTCAACAACTTAGTATGTTTTAAGCATTTGATAGCATTCTGTACACTACGTTTTGAAAGGGGACATTCATCGGAAATCCGTTGTGCATTCAGTGAATACTTAGTAACTTTTGAAGTCCATCTGGAGAGGATAAGATACACGGCTAGTGCGTCTGAAGTAATGAGGTCTTGCTCCCAGTGTGTAAGAACAAAACCTGGGGATGCCAATATGTCATATTGGGCTTGTACTGGGATGTATTTTATTTCATTGTCCATATTAATCCTTCGAAAACAAAAGCGCTGTAAAGAATTGGTTGATTGATACAAAGCAGGATTAGTTAGAAACTACTCACAACCAACTCTTTACAGAGCTCTTGCTCTTTGTATCGTATTGTATTGTTTCTAACTGCTTATACTGTAGCATAGCTATAAAAAGTTACAAGCTATTTTTTACAATTTACTTAAATCCTAAATCCGACATAACCGCTTGAGCGTCATTGCTAGACAGCTCTCCAGGGTCACCGTAGTCCAGCTCCACTATTTCTGCATTACATCCTAGCAGAGACAGCGAGATCTGTAGCCTCTCAGCTTGCTCAGCAGCTTGGCGCTCTATTTTACTAGCTGTGCCCGAATCGTACAGGATAAAGGCATTCTCGTACTTCGATATTAGCTTTACCTGAGCATGCTTAAATTTAATCCCGAAGGTAGCCATGGCTCCAAAGCCCAGTTTCCAGACATCGAAGATGCCCTCTACTATGACTATCTGGTTATCGTAGTCTGGGTGAGGGAGTCCATACAGGCAATGTTTATGGTCTCGACGTTCGTTATCCTGTGCACATGCTTTATAGGGTAGAGGTGATTTGCCTGTTACGTCTCTCCCCTGATAACTCACCATGCGTCCTTTGTGATAAACAGGAGCTATGATTCTTCGTTTGTATTCACCTAATGGTCCAGTTCCCATGACGTTGTAGTGTTCAGCTAAGAACGCAGGATCTAATCCTCTGCTTCTGAGGTATTGCTTGTGGCTCTTCTTGAGTGGTCCGCAACTGTAGGGGAGTTCAACTGGAGTCCTGATGACCTTTGCTCTACGTTTGATAGGCTTGGATCTGATAATGACTCCGCCCGTGTACTCTTCGATCTTAGTAAATACATCTCGTTTAGATGCTACACGTCCCGTCTTTTCAACAAACTGGAAGACACTTTTACCTCCACATCTCCAACAACATAACCAATCACTAGAAGCTATCTTAAATCCCAGATGATGTCCTGTGTTACCAGAACAAAATGGGCACTCAATTTGTACCCACCCTGGTCTAGAATGTTTGCCCGTCGTTACAGTAGGAATCCCATGGTCGTTACAGTAACGTTGAAAGTCAAACTGTTTCTTCATCCTTCATCCCTTTTGTGGTTTTGTGCAAAACGCTCTACTAACTGAGGGTTCTCAAGAGGAATGTTACTTTCTATGTCACGATGAACATATTCAGATACACCCATGATTGCTGCTCCCACATTCGGATGTTTTTCGATGACGATATCAACGACCATTGAGAGCATTTCAATTGTCTTCTGATCATCGCATTTCTCTTGCATCTCTTTGATCGTGGCTTCATAGTGCTCTTCATTGACTGGAAAGGTGATACCAAATAGTTTTTCTAACATTAGTTTGCTTCTCCCTTTGCCATACTCTTTCTGAGCTCTTCCATTGTCATTATTTGATCCTTGTGTTTGAGTTGGGTTCACTGTGCATAAAACTTGATACGATACGTACCACTATCCCTGTGATTATTATTGCGAATAGTACTTCCATTTTGTTTTGCATCCTTATGTATATTAACTATATATACAATATACTATAAGGTGTCTATAATGCAATAACTGGTTTAAGCTGATTACAGCTGATCTAGAAGTCTTGTTAACAGACTGAAGTCTGCTACTTCCTCGCCATCCAATACTTTCTGGACTACTTTCCTTTTGTCATCCAGCAACTGGGCTATAGGCTCTTCGACTGTATCACGAGCGATAAGATACCATCCCATAACACTGGAAGCTTGTCCAATTCTATGTACACGATCCTCTGCTTGATCATGCTCACCTGGAACCCAACCTAACTCTAAGTGACAGGTATTCGATGCAGCTGTGAGAGTGATCCCTACTCCCGCAGCTTTTAGGTTCCCTACGAATAGTCTGACACTGTCATCTTCCTGGAAAGAATCCACAGCTTTCTGTCGAGCTTTCTGTGATGTCGATCCATTCAGGACAACGCACTTATCCTTAAATGCTTTCTGAACAATCTCTAATGTGAGAGTATGGGTAGTGAACACAACGAGCTTTTCACCAGTATCTAAGAAGTCCTTTATCCACTGGACACAAGCTGCGATCTTCCCTTTGGTTGCAAGCTGCTTGAGCTTTTCAATCTTGACAAGACCTTCACCGTGCCTTAATTTCTTACCCTCAGTCTTCAACAACCATTTCTTGAAATCAGTAGATGCGCGTGTGTACTCACTCCTATTTGTGATGGCAAGTGGCACAACAGTTCTGGTCTTTGGAGGTAACTCTTTCAGTACATCCATTTTCTTCCTGCGGACCATGAAGTTAGCAGTGAGCATCTTGTGTAGCTCATCCAGATTAGAAGCCCCATTGTAGTCCATGCCAAAGTTGGTTCGAGTAGGATCGCAGTATCTCTGTTTGTACTCTTGTGCTCTGATGAGTCCGGGCTTTAGAAGGTTCATCACGTTAGGGAGCTCCAGAGGCTTATTCAATATGGGAGTTCCGCTTATAGCTATGATGTTAGGCACTTGTCGTGCGATCTCGCGTACAGCCTTAGAGCGGCTTGCTTTACGGTTCATCATGTAGTGGCACTCATCAATAATAAGATGATCATGTTGGAAGTTTCTAAGCATTACATTCCAGCCTGGGAGGTCTCCTCTTTCTGGGAGGATGTCGTAATTGACGATGACTACTCTGAATCGTCTCAAGTAAGCATAGAATCTTCTACGCATAGATTTGTCGACATTTGGGAACCCTTCAGCGATGTACACAGATTTCTTCCAGCCAACCCACTTCGCAAACTCACGCTTCCAGTTTTCTTTCAAGGTAGCTGGGCAGACTACGACAATCCTTTCAGCTTTATTCATCTTACAGAAAGCAATAGCCTGAGCTGTCTTACCAAGTCCCATTTCATCACCCAGGAGACATCTTCCTCCAAAGGCTTTGATCATCCCTACTCCCTCAACTTGATAGGGATACAGGTCCATCTTAAGTTTGACTTTCACTTTTCCTGGTTTCGGAATATCCCAATTCACATCAGGTTTGTTTGGATCTCCTTTTCGCTTCGAAGATTTCTTAAAAGATTTCTTCCCCTTCAGAATGTTCATCAATTTAGCTAGTTCATCTTCTTTCATCTAAGAGCACCTTAATCTCTTTTTTCATTCGACGTAAGTCACAGTCCAAAGCCATACACACTTGTTCTGGGTGGTTGTTAACCATCTCCATGCTATATGCCACACAGAAACCCATCTCTTCATCAATGCTTTTGAAGCGCCTTCTTGCTGAGATCAGGATTGAGGCTTCTTTGATGGGTTTGAACTCAACAGTCCACCCAGACATAACAAGTGGTGCCATTAATTTGAGCAGATCATCCATTTGAATCCTCCTCAATTACAATACCTGAGACAGCACTTGTCTCATCTTTTGCTTGCATGTCTCGAGTATACTCCTCTAGTGCTTTGTCATCTTTTAGATCTTGTTCCGCTACCGCAGCATCATAACATTCGTATGAACAATAGAATTGTTTGATCACATACAAATCAATACGAGCTGGATTGAGTACTCGGATGTACTCCTTTTTGCATCTGTGGCATATCATTAATTCACCGCTTTAGTGTCTTCTCCAAAGAAATCCATCTTGTGAAGTAACGTACTTAGAATCCTAAAAGGATCATCCTGCACCACACTCTTTTCTATAGTAGGTTTTGGTGTGAATTGGACATCAGTACTGGAGTGGAGTTGCTTCCCTACTATCATGTGATCAATCCGCATAGTCATTTTTTGTTTAGTGATAGAGCTGTAGTACTCTATTAAAACGTAGTCTTTCGTCGTTTCCGTCTTCTTTTTCATATTAACCATTTATAGCTCTCTCACCATTTGTTTCATTTCGTTGATAGTAGCGTACACCAGAGCATGTGCCCATCCCTTGTCTTCCTTTAGATGACGCGCGAGACTGCCACGTATCGCCCTTGGAGCGGGAGCCTTGTACACTTGATGCATTTCGATGTCTAATAGCCCGATTTTGCCTTCAATGAATATCTCAGCGACATACTGTCCTTCATCTGACAATTGCTGGATAGCATCCTTTAATGCCAAGCTTCTAAAAGGATCACCTGCTCCACGTAGTTCTGCTGAGTCATCACTGCTTACGACGATCCCTTGCTTGCTTATGAAGTCTCGCAGACCATTAGCGACTACAGTACCAACATATTTCTTACGCTGGGATGTTGTTGTGATAGTTTCGATCGTATTAAATACTTTCCAGAATAGTAAGTTAGCTTGTGAGAATAACTCCTCACGCATTGACTCATTTCCGTTGCTGTATTTCCAGCTAAAACTTCTGAGGAGTGTCTCACATTCCTCATAATACTCTATTGCTTCCATGTTCTCTACCCTTTACTTTTTCTTTTTATCTTGTGCTCTGAACCACTTCTTAAACACACGCTCTACATAAGCTGGAATTGTCATCCCTTCCGCTTTAGCAGCCGCAACAACTTTGTCTTTCATCTCTGTTGGAAACGGATCGATCATCCAAGGTTTTTCTCCTTCGTCGTAGATGTAACGTGGTCCGTCTGGGTCTGGGTTTTTCTTTCTAGACATGTTGTATTTCCTATTTAGTTATTGTTAGCGTACATAATTAATATACTGCATAAATAAGTAAATACAATAGTTTTTTCTTAGGAATTACTAATTAATTTTTAAGTTAGCTTTATCAGCTTGAACCAATAATGCCTGGAGTTTTTTGATGTGTTCTTTCTGATAATCAAGTGT